CGACGAGCTGCGCGGCGTGACGAATGCGCATTATTTGAAAACGATGATGAAGGCCATGCAGTTCGACCGCTGGGTGGAAGGCGCCAAGACCACGGCGCCACAGCCTCGGCTACAGGCCCCGGTGCGTGGTGCAGCACCACCGCCGGCACCCACCGAACGCATCCAGGTCGCGGAGCAGTCGTTCGATCAGAAACCAAACGTCAGGAACGCCGCCGCCCTGCTCGCCGCCCGTCGCGGCAGCAACGGCGCGATGCCACGTTGACGAGTCTGCAACTTATCCGGTAGTCTAGACGAGTCGCCCAAAGGAGTGCGCTAGCACCAACTAGAGGGCGAGCCGTGCCGCGCTAATGCTGACCGCCGCCTGCTCTCGGGAGTGCCAGTCACCAACCCGAGCCAGCCCGCCGCGATCCATTGCGAAACCCAACAACTTTGGTTTCACCGCACGGCGACGCGCCATAGCTGCGTCCCGTGCTGCAATGGAGATGCGGCATGGCCGTAGGAGCACAAGGCGCAGCACCGGCCGGTACTTATATTGAGACAGCGGCCGTTGGCGTCAAAGAAGACCTCGCCGATATCATCTACCGCATCGACCCGGACGAGACGCCGCTGGTATCCGCGTGCGCTCGGGTAGAAGCAAATCAGGTCCTCACAGAATGGCTCGTCCATGAGCTTAATGCTGCCGCCGATAACGCGCAGCCAGAGGGCTTTACCGCCGTCATGCAGGCTGTGATCAAGCCCGTAAGACTTAACAACGTATGCCAGATACTAGCGCGCACCGTCGCCGTGTCCAATACGCTGCGTTCGGTGGACATGGCCGGCGGCGAGGACGAGTACAACCGCCAGCTTGTGCTGCGTGGCATGGAGGTCAAGCGCGACCTCGAACTGGCGGTGACCTCGCCGCTGGTCCGCACCATCACCGACCCACGGCATATGAGCGGACTGCCCTGCTACTGCGTCAACGGCTCACGCGGCGCCGGCGCGGGCGTCATGCCGGTGGGCGACGGCAGCAACGCAGGGACAGCTGGCACGCTGCGCGATCTCACGCTGGCGATGATCGACAGCGCCATGCAGCAAGCCTGGCAGGCCGGCGGCAAGCCAACGCTCGCCGTCATGAGCGGCAATATCAAAGCCTATTTCGCCACGCTGTCGCAGGGCGGCACCGGCAACCCGATCGTGGCCCAGAACATCCAGAACGTAACCTCATCCCAGGATGTCACGATCATGGGCGCGGTCGATGTCTACCGCACCAACTTCGGCGCCCTGCAACTCGCCCCCGATCGCTTCATGCCGGCGCACCTGATCCTGCTGGTGTCCACCGACTACGTGGAAATGGCACCTCTCAGCGGTCGCGACATCACCGAGCAGTCGTACGCGCAAACGGGTGACAACTCACAAGGCGGCGTGGTCTACGAAGGTTGCATAAGGCCAACGGCTCCCAAGGCGCACGCGGCCATCTTCGACCTCAACCAATAGCGCCATGCCGCTACTGTACGAACACTATGACCCGGTGACGCAGCGCGCCACCGAGGTCGAGGCCGGCGATCCTGGCGAACTCACGTTCGTCCACAGCCAGAACACCCGGCCCATCGTGGAGAGCGCCAAGCGCATCGCGTCGTCGTTCGATCCGCTGGTGCGGCGCGACACGGTGCATGTGGCGCGCATTCCGATGGTCGTCTGGCAGCAACTGCAACGCCTCGGCATCACCAAGGATGAACGGCTGCTCAACGACTGGCTCAACGGACGCGATCAGCGGGCGTTCCGCTGCGACGACGGCTCCAAACTCTAGGAGATACCCATGGCCCTTCCGACCCACGAGAACCACCGTGACGCCCCTCGCCAGCAGCCTACGCCTGGTGTCGGCATGCAGGGCAAGGCGCCTGTAGCGGCCCCTGTAGAGGCGGCAAAGCCGGTGCTGTTCGACGACATCGACCCGGTGCTGCTGGTGCGGCTGTATCCGGAGGCGACGAACGCCACCGAGATGCGCGCCGCTGCGATGGCGGCCGGCAATGCCACCTACGAGGCCGGGCAGGAACTGGTGGCCGACCAGCAGACGCCGGTGCTCGTTGAAGGCGCTCCGCCACCGGCAGCGAAGCCAGCGCCAGCGCACCAGCCGCATCGGGACTAGCCTGTGGCCAGCCTGCAGCAGCTCACCGACGATGTTGTCGGCTATCTGAATCGGCGTGACATCGTGTCGCGTATTCCGGCCTGGGTGCTGCTGACCGAAACCAAGATCGCCCAGAACCTGCGCGCCCGCTGCATGGTGGTGACGGTCACCCAGCCGATCGACAATGCCTACATCTCGCTGCCGCCGGACTTCGCGACCATGGAGAGCATCCGCGATGCTTTCAGCGGCGAGATGTTCGATTTGCGCGATGAGTGGTCAGGACACTGGACCGGCGCACAGCAGAACGCCTGGCAGGGCCTCTCGTCCAGCATCGTCGGACAGCCCTGCACGGCGTATCGGCTGGTCCACGACTGCATCGAGTTCCTGCCGCACCCGCTCATCCCTGACCCACCTGACCCGACCTGGAAGCCCCAGCAGGTAATGATGGGCTACTACGCCCGCCCCAAGCCGCTGCTGCTGCCGTCCGACACCAACGTGATCCTTGAGCAGTTGTACGGCGTGTATCTGTGGGGCGTCATCAAGGAAGGCGCGCTGTTCGAGCTGGACGACGACCGCGCCCAGCAGGCCGACGCGAAATGGCGCGAGGAAGTCACCGCCGCCGATCTTCACAAGCAACAAAGTGATTACAGTGGCGCACCGTACCGCGCTGAACTGGCAACGGTGTTCTAGATGGACGGCAGCGCCTCTATCGGCCTCGAACAAGCCATCCTCGGTCATACGCTGGGCTTCGCGCCGTTCGCATCGCCGACCCAGGTCTACGTGGCGCTGTGCCTCGCCTCGACGGTGCCGTCCGAGACGGTGCCGGGGCTGGAGGCGTCTGGCGGCGGCTATGCCCGGATGCCGGCCACCTTCGCGCTGATCGCCGGGCCGTCCAATGTCGCCGCGAATACGACCTCCATCGAGTTCCCGCAGGCCACGACGGCATGGGGCCAGATCGGGTTCTTCGAGTTGTGGGACGCGCCAAATGGCGGCAATCGGCTCTACTGGGGCCAGTTGGTCAGCACAACCGACTTCACCACGCCGCTGGTGCTGCAGGTGTCGGCGGGCGACATCACGCGGTTCTCCGCCGGCACGCTCGGCGTTCAGGCATCCACGGGCGCGGGTGGTACGGCAAGCATCGGGGCGTACCTGCCGCTGGCAGGCGGGCAGATGGCTGGGCCGCTGCTGCTGGCGGGTGATCCCACGGACTACCTGGAAGCTGCCACCAAGCAATATGTCGATGCCCATAGCGGCAGCGGTGGCGGTCCTGGGTTCCTGCCGCTATCCGGCGGGACGATGCTTGGGCCGCTCAACTGGACCGCAACCGGTGGCACCACGTCACGCGCGGCACAGGACCGCGCCGCCGATTATGTGAACCTCAAAGACTTCGGCGCCGTGATGGACGGCACTGCGAACGACAGCACAGCCTACGCCGCAGCCAGGACAGCAGCCAACGCCAGAGGCACCGTGGGGGGTGTTGTTGTGGCGCCACCCGGCAGCCATCGCGGCACGCTAACGCCGCCGCCCTATGTCGCGCCGCCCGTGCTGTGGAAGATCGACGGCCAGACGTTCGGCACATCCGGCACCACGCCGGTGACCAACATAACGTCGGGCGATCTGGTCGAGAGCTTCTTCGGCGGCGGCAAATACTACCAACGCACCGATGCCAATGGTGTGCTCGGCGCTCCGGTGATGCGCATCGACTACACCGGGCCTGGCACGCCGAACGGTGCGATTAACCTCAACGTCACCAACACCGATGCAAACTTCTATTCGTGGGGTATCACCAGCGTTCTCAATACGACGCTCACCGGCCCAGGGCAGGCGGTGGGCTTTGCGTCGGAGGTCACCCGCAAATCCGGTGCGCAGCCCCTCTGGCTCTATTTCGGCCATTACACGGACCAGACCGGGTTGGGTAAGGGCGTACTCGGAACGGAGAACTTGCCGGGGCACGTCCTGGCCGAGATCGGCGCGACACAGAACGGGCCTGACATCGCCAGCAGTTCCTACGCCCCGGAAACCGGCGGCCGCGTCGGGCTGCACTTCGCCAACGCCAATTACACGCCGCCATCCTGGGCTGCCAATCATGCCTATGTGCTGGCGGACGAAATCACTCCGGGCAACGGCTTCACGTATCTCGTGACGGTCGCCGGCACCAGCGGCGCAACGGCACCCACATGGCCGGTAGTGCCTGGAACGGTGACGGACGGCGGCG